GAACATTGGATATCCCTGATTTTCCGAACCTCATCTACCGAGAGCCATGATTGGCGTACTTCCATTTTCGGCAGTTCATATCCGGCAAAAGGGTCTACACGGAACTGTACATATCCGCATCGTTTGGCGTAGTTCAGCAGAACCATCAGAAATACAAGATTCGTCCTGACTGTCGTAGGCTTCAGCTTTCTATCACGAAGGTGCTTGTCGAGGCCAAGGATTGTGCCATGCGTGACGTGCTCCGCAAGCAGCCTGTCACCTATGTACCGTATGATATTGTTCCATATTACCCGGTAAGATTTGGCAGTTCCCTCCTTGATGTGAGCATTGGCCATGTACTCCTCATAGATGGATTTGAGCGTACGATGCTTGTAGCTCCCTGCGTTCATCAACTGATACACCAGCTCCGAAGCCGTGAGCCCGTTGATGTATTCCAGCTCATCGAGTGCCGACTGGTAGCGTTGGAGCAGGTTGCGGATCTTGGTGTTGAGCATGGCCGCATCGGCACGCTTTACCACTTTGCCGTTCTTGAACTCCTTATTGGAGTCAAGTATGATGTCAGTGACGATATAACGGGTTTCTCCGTTGTGGGCAACTGAAATCCTGACCTTGTTTCTGCCGCCCTTGATGGTCTTAGAGGTCAGAACGACCGCGTTTAGTAGTGCCATTTTCGGACAATTTTTAGGAAATAATTTTAGCGAAACAGCCTGTTTTACAGTTGTCGGGGATTGTCGAAACTGACTGTTCCGCTGATTGGTTACTAATACTTCCTATTGATATTCAGTCCTATCAGCCATTTAAGGCACTATTTATGGCAAGTGTAATAAAATATTTGCCACATATCCTTGTAGTAGGCTGAAAATCTTGGATTTTCAATAGGTTCTAATTCCGTCCCGACAATTTTACGGAAATATTTTAGAGGGAGTTATCGGAGAGTAGTCTGCCACAAATGTATCATAGCCATCTTTTGTGTTGTTAACAATTGAGAATGACTGGAAATGTTTGACTAAATACTGTATTTCAAGTTCTGATGCTTTTGGTATTTCAACATACCATTGAAGATTTCCGCAAAGACTTTTCCCATAAAATGAAAATGCAGATTGAGCGGAGGGATACTCCCATTGAAAAGAAGTAGTGGACAGCAAGAATGATGAACTTCGCAGATTTGAAAGGTTCTCATCATACCATTTATTAAAGTTGTCACTATTGTTGTGCATAAGATAGAACATCTCTACAAAGGTTATTCCCCATGGCCCATTGAATTGTGGCTCGCACTTTCGGTAATTTGCGCCATGAGTTGTAAGACTGTTATCTCCTATTATAGAGTTGAAATCATTGACCTTTTGCTTTGCTTCAATTTCAGATGTTGTTATTTCCGTCCATTTTAAGACACTTGCAGATTTATACGAAAAAGAGCACAGATCTTGACTTGGAATAGTATATTGAATCAAATCCTCGTGTGTTTCGCACCATCGAAGAAATGATTGCTGATTTTCTGGTTTTACAGAAGTAAAAGATGCAGCATACTCAACAATCCATGTATCTGCTTGGACTATATCAGGTTCATCAGAAGAACAGGAAGCAAGCATTAGACACATGATACATAGTGAATATGAGAGATTTTTCATTTTCCAAGTTGATTTTCCAATTGTTTAATTCTGTCTGCCATAGCGTTGACCATTTCTGTCTTGGCATCAATTGCATCTTGAAGAGTGGCAATAGTTCCAACTAATTTGTTGAGACGCTCAACTTCGGGATTCCCAATCATCGAAAGAAGCATAGGGCCAGTTCCTCTCATTAACCATTCTGCCGATACTTCCGGGAAGGACTGAAGTATCGAGGTGACGCAATTCAGATTAAGAGCATTGATACCCTTGAGCATTCGGTCAAGGGTCGGTTGGTTCATGCCGCATTTAAGAGCGAGGGCTCTCGTGGAGAGTCCAAAATGGTCTTTTAGCTGTTGAATTCGAGCTATCATGGCTTGCAACTGTTAATAAAACTTAAAAACGACCACTATAACACGAAGTCGTATTGTATATAATACCAATTCGTATTACCTTTGCATCATCTTAATTCAAACATCGCAAAGATAGCGATTTTGGATGAGATAGCCGCAACTGTAATCAATAAAAATGACCGCTATGGCATCAATCATCGGAAAGGAAATCAGCGCTCCCATCTGGGGCGCACACAAGCCCGCACTGCTCACAACTTGGAGCGAGTTGAAAAAACTCGGATTCAAGAAACGAGACCGCTCTTTCGGCTCTCTTGACGATGGCACACCGGCTCTGTTTTTCTACGCCACCAAACACTGTTGCTCCCTCTCTGATGAGCAACTGAATAATTGCCGCTTTCAATGGTATGTGATTACAGAGACCCTTGACGAAATATCAGACTAATCAAACAATAATCAATATGACCTCAACGGAAGAAAAAATTGATGCTATCCTTGATGCTATCAGTCAGGACATAGCAGAACGCGAGAATGTGGCCGATAACGCCATGCACACTCTCGAAAAGATGCGACCATCGTCCGAGGAATACAAAGAAGCCAATCTCCAATTCGGAGCAAATTCCTATGTCGCCTGCTATCTCAAACGAATACAGGCTGTGGTCATGGAACGCGACATAAAGAACGCTGAAAATGTTATCCGCTTCCACCATTTTCAGCAGCACACAAAAGGTGCGCTTGATGACCACCGTGATATATCACTCGCCCAGGCTACAATAGCCGTCATTCTCGGCGGATACGTTGAACGCTTTTTCAAATAACCCTCCCAAGTCAAACCAATAAACCAACCACCAAAATGGAACAATCCACACCTTACCGCTACGAAGCTAAAAATGACGGTTCATACAATGAACTCGCAGCTTATGCGGCTCTGCTCATGGGCAACGTGTCACTCTTTCCTGAATTGCGGGTCATCGTGATAGATGGCAGATTTGCCAATGATGTAGGCAAATTCATCGACAATGAAGGCCTTGATTTCTACATTGCCCCCATTGAGGTTGATGATGATAATCTCCTCAACCTTATCAATACAGCGGCTGTCGATGTCGAGACGCTACGCAAAATCGCCTATCGTCTGATTGAACAGACTAACAGTATGGCCGAAAAGCATAACAACATCATTGCCGAAATAACCGCAGCGGATGAGAATGTGAAGAAAGACCGTGATTATTACCGCGAACTGTATCTGAAGTATGCAAACAAGAGCAACCGCATCAAGGAACAAATCCGAGCCATCGGCACTCTTGTAGACTCAATATTCCCCAAAGAATAATCTCCGCCCAAGTCAAACCAATTCACGGCGCTCAGGAGTGAGCAATGCCGAGGGTCAAGAGAGACCCGGCCCCGAAAGGGGATTCAAAATGGGAGAGTAGCTCAGTTGGTTAGAGCAGCGTGGCCACACAAGTACAAGTTCGATAGGTCGTAGGTTCGAGTCCTACCTCTCCCACTGCCAAAGAAGAGAACCTTGACGTAGTGAAGATTCCACTGCATAACGCGGTCAAGCCCGATGGATGATGCCGATGCGGTGATGAGCGACACGGTAGGCCGTGTACGTGATAAGAAATATCTCCCGGTGCTTATGCCGAAAATGACCGGGAGCGGGTTGAGGCGTGTCCGCCCGTGGCAAATGGACCGGTGTTAACTTGATTTCAAATGGTATCGGCCATACAATCATATATTAAGAACGATATAGCTCAGGTGGTAGAGCGTTGGCACACGCCAAAGGTCGGTGGTTCGAGTCCGCCTATCGTTCCTATTCAATTCAAATAATCCTACAACATGGAAACGTCTATAACTATTTCAACCCCGGATTCTCGCATACTCCCATGCGACGATAATATGACAATCGACATCTCAATTAAAGGCATAACAGTCCGGGATATACATCGGTTTGGAGATATGCGTCCTATTATTGCCGCCAGTCTTGAATCCCATATAGAGATGGCGAAACTGCCTGAAAAAGAAACTCGGGATTTGAAAGCCGAGGTCAAGCGTCTTGTCTACGGTGAAGATGCTTGATGAATTTGTCAAGTGTCCTGACAACGATGACTGATGTAGTTGAATCGTCACATCCATAGAATCCTGGATTAAGGCATCTGTCAGAACTCGGGAACGAGCGCGAAATCTCTGTCAGAGGCATTTCGGGATCGTATGAGTAAAGCAGCATCTTTATATCAACCATTATTTCCCTCAAACCCTCACGGGCCTCGTTTGTCATGGAGCCTCGATGTCCGTTTATGTAATCTATGAATGACTGTCTTAGAGACTTGGCCTCACTTATGTAATCGTAACTCATAATCATTAGTTTTTATTTGGCGATACAAAGTTAATGATTTTCGGCGAGCGGTGTAGCCTCCGGGCGATAGTGGTTAATGCAGGGTCGTCACCTGCCACCGTTCCAAACTAAAATTTAACCAATATGGAAACCAAAGAATTAAGAATCGCAACCCTCGGCATTACTGAGGAGTTCAGAAATATGGGCGTCGGAGAGACGGTTCGTTTTCCACTTTCCAGATACAAATACAGCACCATTCGTGCCACTCCCTCTACCTCACTTGTGAACGAGCGTATAGAGGAAGGCCGAAGTTGGAAAACGCAAATCAACTATGATGAAAAATGCGTTGATGTCATAAGAATAGCATGAGCCTATGGGAAAGTTTCAAACAACAGCGGTGAATCCCGAGGCTATTCAGCTTGAAAATATTTTCGCAGTAATGGCCGGCGAAACATTCAGCAAAGACCTCTCGGCAAAAATTGTCGGAGGGGTAAAGAAATTGGAGGACTTGATAGCCTCCGGCGCTATCGAGGCCGACAAGCCAAATAATGTGCAGAACGGTAAGTGGCACTGCAACGCCGCTCAGGTTCTGCGAAATTGCCGGAACATGAGAAAAAGGAAATAACCACATAGGTACAAACCCGCGAGGGTGAAATATTTCGTCAAATACTGATTGCCTTTGAGTGCCCGTGAGGGTCGCGGCATCACCTTTTTTCAAACCCCGACAGCCGGGCGGGTAATCTCGGCTATATGGAGGTGGTAAACGTTGGTACCAAGCGCGATAGTGGTTAATGTGGGTTCGACTCCCACCGCCTCTACAACCCCTATTTTAGAATAATATCATTAACTGCCGGACAGTCTGTGAAGATAGTCCGGTTTCTCTTACGGGAGAATTGCACACGGCAAGTGCTACCAGTAGAGGCTGGCGTCGGTAAATACGGGTATGGGCATCGCACAGGGCGACGGGACGCATATCGAATAGCTGACAAGTTGGTTCGAGTCCAACTCTCCCGACTACATCATCAAAACACATCATCAATATGGATAAACCGACAAAGACTGTGCGTGTCAGTGCCGGTACTCGTATCTATTACATTGACGCGCACAAAGACAAAAAGGGTCAACCCTATATCTCTATCTCTGAGATTCCGATAGACCGCAGTCCCGGCAAAAAGGAGCGACAACGAATCTTCATTCATACTGAAGATATAGACAAGTTCACCGCCGCATTTGCCGAAGTAGCAAACCACGTTAAAAATGAATCTGAAAGATGATCTGCTTGTTTTACTCGGCTGGAGCTGCCCGTATTGTGGAGCTCCAACTAAACTCGTTGACGACACGGAAATCTACGGGCGGTCATACGGCACCAGTTGCTACGTCTGCAAACCGTGCGGTGCATGGGTCGGCTGTCACAAAGGCACTGACAAGGCGCTCGGCAGGGTTGCGAACAAAGAATTGCGAGAACTGAAACATCTGGCACACGAGGCTTTCGACCCTATCTGGAAAGATGGCTACCTCAAACGGACAGCCGCCTATGAGGTATTGTCCGTCGCTTTTGGACTCCCGATTGAGCTAACCCACATAGGAATGTTTGATGAGGATATGTGCCGGAAAGTAATCTCATTGTCAAACATAATTCTTAAATACATCAAGAGCAATGGCTAAACAAATCACATACGGCAAATTCCTACTCATAGAATGTACCGCCGGAGAGCTGATGAACGCAGTCGGCTCCGACATCTGCATCTGTGATTGGTGTGGCAAACCATTCTTGCCATCTGATAAGGGTGTTTATATAGCAGTTCTCAATCATTGGTATTGCTGGAGTTGCTTTTTGGAATGGTATGCAGACGCCGAGTGGTATTCCGAAGATGTAGATTGCGAGCGTAGGAACTTTGAGTTCTATGCACCTCGTTTTGGAATCAAATGTCAGTAAATGTTAAGGCGTAAAAATGGCGTTCAATCAGTTTGTGTAACTCGTTGATTATGACTAACTTTACTGTATATCAGAACCAAAGATATAACAAGTCAAACTAATAAACTTACCTCCTATGGCTAAGGAAAAAACAAAACAAGAAGAGCAGGTTGAAGAGCAAAATGAAGCTCTGGCAGTTCTCAAAACCAACCTCCGCTTCTACAATCAAGGGCGCACAGTGCCAGACAATGCCCTAAAACCAATTAAGGCCGGTCGACTCAAAGGAATGAGCGACATAAACCCGATGTGGCGAATGAAACGGCTCACCGAAATATTCGGCCCGGTCGGTTTCGGGTGGAAATACACCATTGACCGCCAGTGGGTCGAGGCTTACGGACAAGAAGCCAAGGTATTCTGCAATATCTCGTTATTCGTCCGTGACCCCGAAACAAAAGAATGGAGTGACGCTATTCCCGGTGTCGGTGGCTCGGCTGTGGTCACTGTTGAGAGTAAAGGGCCATACATTAATGATGAGGCGTACAAGATGGCTCTTACAGACGCTCTATCAATCGCCATGAAACCGCTCGGTATAGGTGCTGACATCTGGTATGGGGAAAAAGCCACCGGCCACAACGAAAGCAAATATGAGCAGTACACAAGGACTGAAAACGGCCAATACTCGCAACAAAATGGCGGGACTTCGGCAGTCGCGTTTACCGGCGCGCAACTCCAACAGGCTCTCTCAGAATTGAACGCAGTAACCTCCGAGCAGGCTTTTCAGGAGCTATGGGGCAAATGGGCCAAAGAGGCTCCGGCACTCTGCATGAACGGTACCGAGTTCTATAATGCAGCCTGCACTAAAATTCAGCAAATTAAAAACCCCGGTGCAAAATGATACCGTTCAAGCAATCCCCTGTAATCTTTGACGAGGGAGCACACCGCTACCGACTCGGAGAGAAAAGGTTGCTCGGCATTACGGGTCTTATACATTCAATCCTCGGATTGGGTGTATATCCCGAGGCCGACCCTTATGTGAAAGACTTCCTCATTCCAAAAGCCGGAAGCCGTGGCACCGCAATTCATCACGCAATTCAGACCTACGACCAGTTGGGAGTACGGCAAACAATCCAGACTGTCAACACCCGACAAGGCGACCATTACGAAGTGATGGAGTGGGATGTGAGCCGTGAACTTGACAACTACATCAGGCACCTCAACGGTTTTATTCCACTCGCAAACGAGCTGACAGTATCTGACAATGACAAATATGCCTCGCAGATAGATAACGTCTGGCAGAGGGTCAGCACTAACGGGATATGGCTCGTTGACACCAAAAGCAACAACCTCGACCGCTATCCTCTATGCGGTTATTTCAACCCTGCATATTTCAACAATCGGGAAGATGCCTTAAAAGAGTATCTGTCGTGGCAACTGTCGGTATATGCCGAGTTGTTTGAGGCCGAGAATCCCGGCATCAAGGTCGAGGGATTGGCCTGTAACTGGCTCCGTCAGGATAGAGCTGCGTTTTGGGTTATCCAGCGTAAACCCTCGGAACTCGTAAGAGAACTGCTGTCCACAGAGTATATATTCATAGACGGCAATCCTGTCTATTTACATCATGATCCATCTGTGTTCGGCATAACCCCCAATCTGCCGGCCACTAATAATGAAATATTACCTGTCGTACCGCAGAATGTCATCTCATATATTGCCGGCCTCCTGGCATTGGAAAAAGACACCAAGGCCAAACTCGAAGATGCGAAAACCGCTCTCCGCATGGCAATGGAACAACATGGCATAAAGTCGTGGGACAGCGGACAATTTAAGGCCACTATCGCAGCCGACAGCACCAGAGCCACATTTGACTCTGCAAGGTTAAAAAAAGACCATCCTGACCTATACGAACAGTATATCATCAACAAGCCCACAAAGGGCGGGTTTACCCTCAAATAAAAAAAGTAATGATTAAATTTACCGCAACCGCCCTCATTCACTTCATCTCGCCGGTGATTGATATTCCGTCAAGGAATGGCGGTCAAAGTTTCCAAAAGCGAGAACTCATACTCGATGACTCATGGACTAAGGACGGCAACACCTATACTAATTTCGTCCTCATCGAGTTCTCCGGCGATAAAATTTCGCAACTTGACAATTTCGTTCCCGGCCAACGGGTGACAGTCGAGGCTTTCATCAACGGACGAGAGTACCAAGGGCGATATTTCAACACCATAAAGGGTATGGCTATTGCTCCATATCAGGCACAGCAGACAACACAACCTACGGGGCAACCCTCGGCTTCTGCCCCCTCTCCATTTCCCGGCACTCCTCAACAGCAGTATGCACCTGCACCAGGCTATGCACCTCAACCTGCATATCCGCCACAGGCCGGTTATCCACACCCTCCACAGCCATCCTACCCCAATCAAGGAGGGTATGCCAACAGCTATCCTCAGCCAGCCCCGGCACCGATGCCCGAACCGCAGCCAAGTGGTAATCTCGGTCCCGAAGGTCTGCCGTTCCGCTGATGGCAGAGGCGATACTCACCAAACGTGACGGAGTGGTGAGCATGGATAAATCATTTGAGTACCTATGCTCACTGCTCCGAAACGGAGTTTACACGGTAAGGATAGTCAGAAAGACAGAGCCTCGCACCATCTCCCAAAACTCGCTGATGTGGATGTGGTACAAATGTATGGAGGAAGCAACGGGCACTCCGAAAGAGGACTTCCATGACTATTACAAGGCAAAGTTCCTGAGCCGTGACGTAGCTGTAGGAAACAGATGGGTAAGGGTGTTCGGCAGCACTACCGACCTCAACACCCTGCAAATGACAAACTATCTGGAAAAGGTCAAGGCCGATGCCGCCTCGGAGTTCGGAATCACATTGCCACTCCCGGCAGACAGGCATTATCAGTCATTCGTTGACGAATATAAGGTAAGGTAACAATCGGGTGGCCCAAACGGGCCATCCGATATTTTTTCACACTAAATTTCTAACAATGAGCATTAAGATTAAAAAAGCCAAACTGACAAAAGGTAGTACCGTTGAGGCCACCTACATCGACGAGGACGGCAACGAGATTACCATAAAAGGCAAGAATACCGTCCATGTGGATCTCAAAACTCGCCTTGCCGAGCTTATCCCTTATTTCGCCGAGCTGACTGAACAGAAGGAGGCGGAGCGCTATGACTGGGAAGATGCCAACTCTCAGGACAACATCGACCTCATGCGCCGTCTTGATGTATCGGGCGTATCTCTCAGCGGTGATAACAACTGCCCGATAGCGACCTTGACAGGTCGGCGCACCCTTATGACTTCAAAGGTGCTTAACCTCAACACTCCTCCCACGGATCTTGACGCGGTTGACAGCGGATGGGCCAGGGCAGACGACTTCCGTTTTGCCATCGATGCGTTCTTCTACGAAGTCGAGCAGTACATCCTTGAACGCAAATGGGCAGTCAAGCAGACCGAGTTGGATTTCGACAATGAAGAAGATCCGTTTGCGAATGCCGGAATAACGGCCGAGGTGGAAACAATCACCGACATTCCGAAAGACTCTGCCGAACAAGTAGCATAACCTATGAAACCTATATACGTTACCGAAACTCCCGGCACGTTCAGGCTCTCTTTTGAATACAATCCTGCATTGATAGACCTTGTAAAGAGAATACCGACCCGACAATGGGACGGTTCGGAACGGGAATGGGTTATCAAAAAAGAGAGTCCTCAGTTTCCGCCGGGATATGATTCTCGGTGGTATGTAGAGCAGTTCGCGGCATGGGCCGTGGCAAAGCGATTTTGCACCCACGTTGCAAGGCGTAGCGAAACCCACGACTTGACGTATGAAATCCCTCCAATGAAGGAGTTTGTCGGAGACCATTACATTCTTCCGCCGTACACTCCTTATTCATACCAGTTGGAGGGTGTTCGCTACGCTCTCGACAGCAAACGTTGTATTTTTGGCGACCAACCCGGTCTCGGCAAGACACTTCAGGCCATTTGTGCCATAGTCAAGGCTCATAAGGAGGCTATGACGTACGGTGAAACATTCCCGGTGCTTGTTATATGTCCGGCAGCACTCAAAGTGAACTGGCAACGTGAATTCAAGAAGTTCGCCGGTATCAATGCTGTAATACTCGATGATTCCAACCGTGCGAGCTGGGATAGGTTCTGGGAATTGAAAAGGCCGGACGGCGAGGCAATATGCCCGGTGTTCATTACCAACTATGAGAGCCTTAAAAAGTTCTTTGTGGTAAGGGTTAAGAACTCCACTCGCTTCACTCTTGCATCAATAGAGTTTGATGAACGTGTCCGGCTTTTCAAATCGGTAATCATAGACGAGAGCCATAAATGCAAATCATCTAAAACCCAGCAGTCGAAATTTGTCGAGGGTATCTGCCGGGGTAAAAAATGGATATTCGCCCTGACCGGCACCCCGGTAGTCAACAACAACACCGACCTTATCCAACAGCTGAAGATACTCGGATGAATTGACGATTTCGGAGGCTACAAGCACTTTGTCGCTCGGTTCTGTGACGGCCCCAAACAGTCCTCCAACATGAAAGAGCTGCACTACCTTCTGTGGTGTTGTTGCTTTTTCCGCAGAGAGAAACAGAAGGTGCTTACCCAGTTGCCCGACAAGATGCGCCAGTATATCACTTGCGAGATTACCAACCGCAAGGAGTATCAGGATGCGGAAAATAATTTCCTCAAATACCTGCGTCAATACAAAAATGCTGATGATGACAAAATATCCCGTGCAATGAGAGGCGAGGTTATGGTGCGTATGGGTATTCTCAAAGAGATAGCCGCCCGTGGTAAGGTAAAAGCTGTGTCAGACTTTATCCATGACGTGATAGACGGTGGAGAAAAGCTCGTGCTGTTCGCGTATCTGAAAGAAGTAGTGGCCGCGCTTAAAGCCGAGTTCCCGGATGCCGTGACAGTAACGGGGTCTGACAACACCACTCAAAAGCAGACCGCCGTAGATAAATTCCAGAACGACCCCGACTGCAAGCTCATTATCCTCAACTACCGCTCCGGCGGTACAGGTCTGACCCTTACGGCATCGAGCCGAGTAGGGTTTATCGAATTCCCCTGGACGTATAGCGATTGTGAGCAGGCAGAGGACAGATGCCACCGTAACGGTCAGAAGAATGCCGTCAACTGCTACTATTTTCTCGGAGATAAGACCATTGACGAGTATATGTACAAAGTCATTCAGACCAAGAAAGACATCGCTAACGAGGTTACGGGTACCACCACGCAGATAGACGAGGATATTGTGAACAACGTTATGAACCTGTTCAGTACCCGACTATGAAAAAGCATTTCAAGTGGCTGGTGAGGAATGGCCGAGTATTGCTATTACACCACACTGTCGGCCTCTTTGGTGAGCAGTGGGAGTGCTTTGGCAATTTTGATGACAAGGACTGTAACGTGGCCAGTAGCAAGCAAATAATCAAACTACTTAACCAGTGTGCCCAGCATACGGAAAACTATAACGAACATGACTGAGGAAGAAATACTCGAATTGGAGCAGACATACTCGGAGTCCAAGATTCAGCATATTTGCGTGAATTGGTTTCGGCGAACATTCCCCAAAGTGGCGAATCTACTCTTTGCGGTACCCAATGGCGGATGGCGCGGCGCCAGAGCCGGTGCCCAGATGGTGTATGAGGGGCAGGTCAAAGGTGTTGCCGACCTCATACTCTTGTTTCCCAAAGGGGGTAAATCTTCACTCTGCATCGAGATGAAAGTACCCAAGCGCAAAGGAAGCCGGGCCGGTAAACAGTCCGATGAACAAATCGAATGGCAGAGTCTTGTTGAGGAACATGGCAGTACCTATGTAGTGTGTCATGGATTAGTGGAATTTGTTAAGGCTGTCTGTCTATATCTTCAAACCAATCCCCAGCCATATATTAACAAGGCCCTCAATCTATATCCAACCTACCAATGACCTACATAGAGCTGCTTAATTCTTTTTGGGATTCTACGAGGTTCAATCCATGCTCAAGCAATGAGGCCACGATGTACTTCTACCTGCTACATCAGTGCAACATTCGGCGCTGGATTAACCCATTTGAATTTAAAACGCGGGATTTGGAGCTTATGCTTGGATTCACGCGTGCCACTATATCGGCAATTAGAAATAAGCTCAAGCAACGTGGTCTGATAGAGTTCGGAAAAGGGGTTGGAAGCGGAAAGGCGGTGTATCTGATTTGTGGCGCCAAAATTACAGACAAAGAGTTAGCTAAAAAAATTTGTGTTCAATCAGTAAACACAAAATTGAACACAATGCTAAACACAACGCTAAACACAAATCTAAACACAACTGAAAATTCCACCTTATATATAGAAGAAAAAAGAAATAAGACTAAAGATAATCCCCCTAATCCCCAAAGGGGGACAAGAGCGAGAGAGTCGGTCGAGGATAGTCTTTTTTCAGAAAAAGAATTTGAGAAATCGAGGTCAAGAGGTGTGAAAGCCGCCCGGCTTGTTGAGTTTTCGCCCCCGACACCAGATGAGGTCAGGTCTTACTTTCTCCGGCGGCAAGCAGATGTTCGTCTTTCTGATTGGGAGATTGAGTCTGATTCATTTTTCAGTTACTACGACTCGCAAGGCTGGGTAAAAAGCAATGGCCGGAAAGTTATGAATTGGGAAAGCCTTGCCAACGACTGGATATTGCGAAAAGAAAAAGAATTGAAACATCCCAAACAACATGAGCCAATCATTACCACTCAGCGACATACTCCCGAAGATACCCTTGCAGATGAACAGTTCAAACTTGCCCAGCGTATCCAATGGCGGCGCAGTCGCTCAACTTTCTCCGGCGGCGAGGAACCTCCTGGCGGTCTACCGAAATGAAGATACTTTCCTCTCATATTTCAACCCCGGCCGGCAGGTGGTACTGACGAAAGACCTTGTAAACACATTCAGGGGAAATGCTCCGAGCCTCGGACTTGTTGCAACCACATTCGGAGATGATGCCCGCGACAACTGGCTTGACATACAGATAACCGAGCTTGCCGCTTTTTCCGGCTGTAAGGACAAACTGACCGACCATCAGATACAGTCGCTTATAGACATTGTGGCTGAGGAGTACCATTATTTGAAAGTTACCGAGATAATGTACTTCTTTCGCAAGTTCAAGGCCGGAGAGTATGGCAAATTCTATGGCGCCGTGGATCCGCTCACCATCACTTGCGCGTTGAAAGAGTTTTGTGATGACCGACGGGCAATATTGAGCCGTCTGCATAAAGAGGAAAATGACCGGCGACGGCGTAATGATCCGGAATATATCCGATGGTTGCGTCAGTATAGTGCCTATGAGCGCATGGCGAGCTTCTATTCTGTCAACTTCCGCTCAAAAGACTTTACACTTGATGATTTTAGAGAGGTGTGGTGGCTGTTTAATCTCGGTTACGAAAGAAAGAATCATGGATACATCGAACCATAATGGAATCACAATAATCTGGCATACAAGAGATACAGAATCCATAAGGCTGATTAGGGAACGGTTCAAACTCCCCACTTATACAACAGTCAACGGATGGACGCCCTGCGAGATAGCGCCGGAGGATATGCCAATGTTCGAGGAAACCGCACGCAGGGGGTATTTCTCAATATTGCACAGGCCGTGGAAGCGTATCGGTGATAACTATTCATGGCTGTAAAATGGCGTAAAAATGGTGGTCAATCTGTTTGCAACTCTTGAAAATTATGCCTAACTTTACAGTATAACAAACTACAAGTCAAACCAATAAACTATCAAAATGAACTTTCGATCAATCCCATTGGACACGGTGAAACCATCACCGATGAATCCAAGAAAGACATTCGATGAAGAGGCAGTCAGGGAACTTGCCGCCAATATCGAAAAGCAAGGGCTTATACAGCCAATAACAGTGCGGACAAATCCTCATGCCGAGGGCTTTGAAATCGTATGTGGTGAGCGCCGTTATCGCGCTTTCTGTCTGCTCAAAGTCCGGGAAGATGAAATCAATGTTGCACAGACAGCGGCTCATCGCAAAAAGTATGACCGATTCCAGTCCATTCCGGCTATAATACGAGAGATGACCGATGAGGAAGCTCTTGAGACCATGATAACCGAGAACCTCCAACGTCAGGATGTTGACCCGATGGAAGAGGCATTTGCTTTTGGTCAGCTCATCAAGAACGGCAGGACTGTCGAGGAGGTTGCACTCAAATTCGGCAAGAGCATTCGCTTTATCCAAGACCGATGCAAACTCAACTCTCTCATTCCCGAATTGATGGTTGCTGTCAAGGAGGAAAAAATGAGCATCGCGGCAGCCATGATAATCTGCAAACTCGATGAGGACGGACAGCGCAAATATGCAAATTCCTATTCGGCCAACATAAACGGCTACTCCAAATCGTCTGCGGAAAGTTTCATCAACTCCCTGTTCATGTCGATACAAAAATCTCCGTGGTACCAGAGCGACAATCAGGCAGACGAGGACTTTGATGGAGGCTGTGGCCGGAAATGTTCCGAATGTACATTCAACACGGCCAATCATGGCTGTCTGTTCTGGGAAATGAAAAGTCAGGATGCCGGCCGATGCACCAACCGCGATAATTTCACATGCAAACAGGCAGAATACATCATCCGCTCTGTTGAAGAATATGCCGACCGACTCGTGAAAGCGGGCAATCCTTTGGAGAGCGGCAAGATGGTAATAATACACCAGGAGACTTATTGCAGCGAGCCGACCAAACAGCTCAAAAAAGAAGTGTTCAAACGCCTTAAGGCCCTCGGGTATGAAGTCCTCAAATATGATGATGTGTTTCAGAACAAGGTCTACTACGAGGATGATGACCCACGGGTTGAAACCATGCTCAAAAAAGGAGAATGCTATCCATGCCTCTCGCTGTTCAACTATGACAGTGTAAAAGTGGAGGTTGAGTATCACCGCATCAAAACCACCAAGCAGGCTACCGCCGACGGGGCCTCAGGAATTTCTGCAACCTCTATCGATGCTATGAAGCTTGTTGAAAAATACAAGCGAGGTCAGGAAATCATGAAAGAGAAAATCGGAGAGCGTATGCGCAAGTTCTGTGATACAGACCAGATAAAAGCCTATGCCGCCGACGGCTCCAATCCTCTTTCATCCGATGAGGAAATAGCCATGTTGGCTATAATACTCGCCAGAATGACAGACTGGAGATGTGAGGAACGAAACGAGTTCTACAACATTCTTGACGGTAATAAGATGTCATACCTCCGCGACACCCCCGGAATCCGCAACATCATCATCCGTCAGGCGCTCCGCGAATATATGAAAACCAATATCGACGGCCTTGCTGATTGGCTCCACTTTACAATACTATCTCAATGGGACAAGAACGAGTGTCAGCTTATGCGTGATCAAGAAGAGGAAACAGCAAGGGTCAAACTTGAAAAAATCGCCGGGAAACTGAAAGACCTCGGGTATAAGACCGATGGCACACTAATCAAATAATCTCAATTCCAACACATCATCAATAAATGGCGGCATGGCTCTATGAGTCGTGCCGCTGTCAATCATACCCTTATGGATGAATATCTGAAATTTTTGGAAACAAAAAAGACAGCGGTGATACAGAGTGGTTTTGAGGTTGCGGACAACGACCTTTCGCCGTTCCTTTTCGACTTTCAGAAGTATTGCGTTCGCCGGATGCTCAAACTTGGCAAAGGAGGCATTTTCGCCGGTTGTGGTCAAGGCAAGACCTTAATGCAACTTGAATGGGCCAAACGTGTATCTGAGTATGAGAAGCGCCCCGTACTTATTCTGGCTCCATTGTCGGTAAGCAAGCAAACCATAGCCGAGGGTGCAAAATTTGGCTATCATATAGTCAGACATGCCGATATGACAGAGAGTGATTCACTCGTAATCATCAACTATGAGCAGATAGATCATGTCAATGAGTCTCAATTTGTCGGTGTGGTACTTGATGAATCTTCCATACTGAAGAACTTTACAGGTCGTTACCGCCGTGAGCTGACGGATAAATTCAAACATACCCTCTATAAACTGTGTTGCTCGGCCACTCCATCACCCAATGACCTCAACGAAATCGGAAATCACGCAGAATTTCTCAACGTCCTTGACGCGCAGGATATGCGCTCTAAGTGGTTCGTGCGCGAGGACGGCATGAATAACTATCGGCTCAAAGGACATGCTAAGGCAGACTTCTATGGCTGGATAGCATCATGGGCCATAGTTTTTGAAAATCCGGCTGACATTGGATTTGTCGAAACCGGGAAGAAATTCGTATTACCGTCGCTTCACTACCACGAGCACCAAGTAGAGACGGATCCCCAGCCGGGAATGCTGTTTGCCCAAGGCATCGTCAATGCAACGAATTTCAATGCAGAACTCCGTAAAACTAAAAAGCAACGTCTGGAACTCGCTGCAAAACTCGCACGAGAAACGGAGGGGCAAGTGCTGATATGGATTAAGCAGAACGAGGAGGGAGAAATCTTACGCTCTTTATTGCCGGATGCCGTAGAAGTCAGAGGCAATGACAAGGATACCGACAAAGAGCGCCGTTTGCTTAATTTCGCGGCCGGCAAAATCAGAATCCTCATATCGAAAGCGAAGATATGCGGATACGGCATGAACTTTCAGAGCTGCGGCACACAAATCTTCGCGGCGCCGGACTTCTCCTTTGAGGACTTTTATCAGCAGGTACGCCGTTCATATCGCTTTGGGCGCAATGGCGATGTCAACATCCACCTCATAATAACCGACACAATGCAGAACACAAGGACAGTCATCGAAGAAAAACAGCGTAAGTTTGAAGAAATGCAGCGCGAGATAAACCGTAACGTGAACGAACACAATTACGGGCTTCTCAACGACTATACCTATGAGGAATATCGAGATGACAAGGTTTTCCTTATGAAAGGTGATACCACAATCGAAATAGCGAGAATCCCGGACGACAGCGTTGACCTCATAATCTTCTCGCCTCCATTCAGTTCGTTGTTCACCTACTCGAACTATATTCACGACATGGGGAACAACGAAGATCATGAAAGTTTTTTCAAACAATACGCCTTCCTGCTGAAAGAACTCTACCGAATACTCAGACCGGGCCGTTTGATGTGCGTACACACAAAAGACCTCGGCGTATATAAAAACTCTTCCGGTTATACGGGTATGTACGACTTCACCGGCGAACATACACGCGCCGTTCTCGCCGAGGGGTTCAAGCTGCACTCAAAGATAACGATATGGTGTGACCCTGTATTGGAGATGCAGCGCACGAAGACACAGCGGTTGCTCTACAAGCAGGTAACATCAGACAGCTCGAAAACCGGAATCGGGATG